GCGCGATTTCCGTGGACTCGTTCGTGCAGTCCGCGAACGTATCACCATTCAAGCTTCGTTCGGCGTCAGGCGTGGTGGCTCCCGTCACCAGATCGCCGTCAGCGTCGAGCATCGGAAACACGACGCCAAACGGCGCGCCATAAATCGGATACGGCAGTGCGTTATTGCGTAGGCCGGTGACTTCAGCCATAGACCGGCCTTAAGATTTTGCGTTGTGGCAATGTCAGCCCCTTGAACCAAGTGCGGCCCTGCTTGAGCCCGCCCGGCGTCATGCCGGGAACCCCGCCCCAGCGGCGCATGGTCGGCTGATCGGCCGCCGGGGCTCCGCCCGCCATCTTGAACGTCGCCATATTGAGTATCCACGCTGAACTCGGCGTGAGCGTCATCGAGCCGCTATAGGTTCCGGTTGAGCTGACAATCTGGTCGGCCACCGCCTGATAAAACGGGCCGCCGTCGTCAAAACGTTCGGTAAACCCGCCGGTCGCCGTGTAGGTCGTGGCATCGTAGTTGGCGGTAAACTCTATAAGGACTTCATCAGCCTGCGTGGTGGTCACGCTACTGGTCGTCATCAACGTGCCGGTGTTCTGGCCGAAGTTCTCTTGGTCAAACGGATCGGATGCCGTTTCTATTCCAGAGTATTGAGCGGTACATGACGCGCCGAACGAACGCGCAGCACCGTAAGCAATGTTGATGACGTTGGTAGCGTGGCCGCCAGCGTTCCAAGTGTAGAATACCTGATGATGGAGATCGCCGTTGGAATGATCCCGGCGCGTCAGCGGGCTATAGGAGTTTCCATCGGTATCTGTGACGGTGAGCGTGGTCGACGCGCCTTCGTATTTGATGCCTACGGCGACAAAATTTCCGGCCGTGAGATTGAATGCGGCCAAGTTGTAGTTCGTTACGCCGCTATCACTTCCGCCCGATGTTGAGTTGACGTAAGCCATTTTAGCCGAGCCGCTCCGTCAGCTCCTTGGCGTCATCGACCTGAAAAACGCCCTCCATCGAACCGACCGAGCCGTTGACGAGATCAAATACAACCTGACCTTTCCCGGTAGGAAGGCCGAACAACGCCTCGATATCGGTAAACACCGCCCCGTCATTGTTGTGGGTCATGATGTCCTTGATACGCTTGCCCTGCTCGTAGGCCGAGCGCAGCGTGTCCTTGTACGATATGAGCACCCGCGCCTGCGTGGCGTTTACGTCGGTCGTGTTGATCTTGATGAAGTCTCGTGCCATTTAGCCCTCTACCGTTGATACGGCCTCTACTGGCCGCCCGTTCTTGTCCCGGATAAGCTTGCTTCTGCGCGGAGCGGTTGCCAGTTTCTTCGCTTCCGCAATATCCTTCTTCATTTCGTTCAGCATCTTGAGAACCGGACTTTCAATCTCAAGATCGTCATCCGCGTTCAGCTTCTCGCCCTCCTGCTTGCGCTTCAGGTTGGACTCGAACTTGAACTTCTTCTCCTGGTGTTGACGGTCGTTCTCGGCCTTGAATGACTGGAGTTTCACATCATTATCGGCCTTGGTGGCAGCGATATGCGTTTCGTGGTTTAGCTTGGTCGCCTCGATCTGCTGGTTCTGCTCGGCCTGATGCGCCTGAAGTTCGATCTTCGCCGCAGCAATCTCGCGCTCAAGCTGGATCTTGGCTGCGGCCTTCTCGCGCTCCAGCCGAATTTCAGCCTCGTTCTTCTCGCGCGTCATTTGAATGTCAGCCTGCAACTCCTGCGCCTTCAGGGTCGCATCCGCCTGCTGCTTCTGCGCCTGCAACTGCGCGTCCTGCTGCGCGGTCTGCTGCTTGATCTGTCCGTCAATCTGCGCCTTCTGGATTTCAGGCGGCACAGGAGGCGGCTGGTTCTGCTCGGCCTGCGTCACCTTCTTGATCTGGGTCTTGATGTCCGAAGGCAATGGAGCCGTGGCAAATAGCGCGTCCACCACAACATTCGCCTTCTGGGGCGAGAGCATCGGGGCGATAGCAGGGATGATCTGCTGCAATGCCTCGAACGTGTCGGCCATCTGGTTGATGGTGTCCGGCCCCTCATCGAGGATAATGTCCACGTCCAACGAGCCAAGCGCGTTGATGATCGTCGGCTGGCCGGTGTTCGGGTCAATGCCGACCTGATTGATCTGGATATACTGGGCGAGGTTCTGATCGTCCGTCACCCTGATCCAACGTTCTGCCGTCCAGTGCTGCTGCGCGGCATTCCACAGCGCCCGGTAAACCCTGATTTTCCAGCCGCGGTAGGCGAGGATGTACGGCCCAAGCTCGGCCATGCCCGCCTGCTGAAGCAACTGAATAGCACGGCCTGACGAACTCTCGATGCCCTGACCGAGAAGGGCCGGGTTAGGGCCGAAGTTCTCGATTTCCGAGAGGTTGAGTTGGAGGAGCTTTTCCCAGCCCGCGAAGTCAAAGGACCGATCATCGGCCTTCGCGCCCTCATTGACCGGGCCGGTGGTTTCGATAACGCCGTCAGGACGCGCCCACTCGGCTCTGATTTTCTCCACGTCCTGAATGGACCCGCGCTGCATGAACAGCCGGTTCGACGCCATGATGTGCTGAAGCTTGGACTGCTTGGCGTTGATCCCGTCCTGCGGCGACTTCATGTGGCGGATGAACGAATAGCGGTCGCCGTCCTGATCCACGCATCCGCTGAACATGATGTATTTCGATATGTCCTTGCCCTTCTCGTCCTTGAAGGGGGACTTGCCTTCCATCAGAACAGACGAGCCGGTAAACACCGCCCAGCACCAGCCGCCCTTGTGCTTGTACCAGATGTCAACCAGCCGAACGCGCTTCTGCTGGCCGACAGACGAGAACCATCGGGCTTCCCGGTCTGTGTTGGTCGTTAGATCGGTGTCCGTGTCCCCGAACGATTCCGGGTCGGCATCCGGGAACATATCCTTGGCAATGTCGTCATCAACCCACTTGCCCGTCCCCTGATAGCGTGCATCGGCGAAGTCAGGCTCGAACGAGCGCGGGTCATAAAAGTGCGAGGGGATGTCTACGTCTTCAAAGCCAATCTCAGGATCGCCCTGATCGCCCTGCTCTAGTTCCAGTTCAATGCCGCCCATGCCGTCGATTGCGCCATCAAGGGCGACCAGCGGGGACTTGTCCTTCCATGCCTGCTCATCGAGGATATAGCGCAACGTGGCAGTCGCAAGTTCCGCGCCCTGCTCATGCTGGGGGGTTCTGGCGTATGCCTTCGGGTCTTGCCTTAGTTTTTCGACAAGCCCGACCACACCGTTCACCTTGCGGGCGATGCGGTTGAAGGTCATGGCTGGCTGCTTGCGCTTGCGCAGGACGGCTAGCTGTTCCTTCGTCCACTGCGAGCCGTGGTAATACCGTCGAGCATCGATCTGCTCGTCGATTTCCTCACGCTTGTTGAACAGATAATCCGTGTAGCATTTCTTCAGCTTGGACAGCGGCCAATATGACGTCGTGTCCTTGCCCTCAGCCGCGCTGCCCGTCTTGGGGTCGCCCGCTGGGGTCGATGTGTAGCTTTGTTCAAGCATCTGTATTCCAAACCGCAGTTTGCACTACGAACTTGATCGGACCAATTTGCAGCATGGCAAAATCAGCAACATTGCCGCTCGCAGTATTAAAGAAAATGCCCCATGAAAACGGGGACAGCGCGATATAGCTCACCGATGACCACGCCGTGATATTCAGGCTTACCTCAAGGCCACCGGGACCATAAGGCCCAATCCCGAAGCCATTAGTCGGAACCTTAATCTGCATCAGTATGCTTTCCAGTCATCCGCGCGCTCGTCATCGCTGTGCTTGCGATAGCCGCTCTGGTTCTTGGCTTTCTCTGGCTGCGCGGGCTTGTTGCCCGCCATCATCTTGTCGAGCAGTTGACCAATCAGGCCCAGCGCATCCACCTGATCGTCATGCTTGCCCGCAGGGAAGCTCAGTAGTTCGCTTCTAAATGCCGGATACCAATCCGCATTAACCGGAACGTAAAGCCCTTCCAGCGCCATGCGCCCGCGAATGGACTGCGCTCTGACCGCCTTATCTCCGCGCGTCGGGAACGTCTCACGATAGACATAAGCCTGACGCTCGCGCTGCCTTCGATCTATGTATGGGCCGACGCCTGACTTGATCTGGCCGTGCTCTTCAGCCCAGCCGACCGGCTTCCATTCTTTAACGAGGTCGCAGAAGGCTTCGACCCATTCATCTGAAGCGGCCTGTTTTCGCCAGAGGTCGAGGAGATACATGCGGCCCTCTGGGTCGAGGCCCACCACTGCATGAACCGTAAAGTCGCCTCCGTCCGCCGTGACGGCATAATCGCTGCCGCCATAGATGCGTAAAGTCTCTCTTGCTGGTACCTTGTCATACGGCTTTAGCCACGCTGCCCTGAAGTAGTCGCCGTCTTCCGGAGCCGGCCGCTG